TTATCTTCTTCTGTTTGCAATGCTAATGCATCTTTACGAGCGCTATCTAAGTTATTAAGTCTTGTTCTAACCATGTCAATAACTTTGGACTTCTTGCTAACACCTTTTTCATCCACTCCTAACATGTTAAAGTAATCAGTCATATCACCAGCAATACCTTGATTGAGGTTATTAATCACTTCATAGTCATTTGTAAATGTTTTCTTATCTGTAAGATGAGTGGTAATAGTATCCATAATTGCATCATCAATAGCTTCTTGATGTTTATTGGCATATTTAAGTTTATAGTCTGCTGGCAACATAGCACTACGAGTTTTAATCGTATTAATATATGGTTGCACTTTAACAGCAAAGTCAGCTGGATTATTGTTGTTAATAAGATCTGGCAAATCAGTTTGGAAGTTTTTAATATCTTCATCCAACTTCATAAGATTGCTAGCTACATATTCTTTAGCTATTTCTGCATCTACGCTTTCAAGTAATTCATAGCCTTGAGCGCTTATAGATGCTTTAAATTTTAATGCCTGATCTGGACTAACTTTAGCTAATGTATTGCCATAGCCATTCACTAATCCGTTAAGTTTTGCTTGGATTTCTTCTCTGTTAATAGGTAAGCCAGATTTAATAACTGACTTAATCTTACTCATCTCGCTACGAGCTTCTGTTTCTAAGTCTGTTCTAAATCCTACAGCTTGAACTTCTCTAGCTGCTTGACCAAAGATAGTATAATCTTCTGAGAATAATGTCTCAGGATCTATATTGTTTTGAATAGCATCTGCATATTGTTGTAATGTAGGTCTATTAGTTACACCATATTCAGCACCAGCTTTCTTAGCTGTTTCTGCTGCTTGTCTAAATGCAAACTCTGATATCTTGTCAAGACTAGCTTGCAATGACCTAGAGCTAGCAATGCTTTCTTTAATGTCAGCAAATTGCAATGGCTGCGTTTCAGCCAACACGATGTTTTGTCTTTGATATCTTGGATTATCAGCCATAATTAAGCCTTAGGTGGTTCTTTTGGAATAATAACTTTACTCAAGTCAAATGCTCCAGTGGCAAGTTTACCAGCAGCATCAAATAAGCCGCCTCTTGCAGCAGTTTCTCCAGCTGTTCTAAATATACTTCCTTGTATTGATCCAGTCATAAGCGCATTAGAAGCATTGCTAATGTCTGTCATAAAGTCTCTACCAGCTCCTCTTAAATTAGATGTTTCAATTAATTTAGCTGATCCCTCAAAACCTAATACACCGCCAGCATATCTAAGTGATGCATTAGCTGCATTAGCCCTATTAACATTTCTTAATGTTTCATTAGCTCTTTGTTCGTATTCAAGCGCCTTGCGTTTTGATTCTGCTTCAGTTTGCATAGCTTGTAAATTATACATAGCTTGCTGGCTTTTACCTTGAGAAAAGCTTGAAAACGCACTAAACGCTGAAGATGCTGCTGATATATACGGAGCTGCTGCTTTAATAATAGGTATGGCTGCTGACATAATTATGTTCCTTGATGGACTCCTACTTTATATTCTAAACCTAATAATGTAAATTTCAATGGGGCGCTTTGAGTAATTGTAATCTTTGCTTCATTACTATACCCTAAAATGCCATGTAATACTTTAGTTCCTGTATAATCTGGTACATCCGCATCTAATGTAGATGGCGTATCAAATGATCTAAATGGAACTTCTATGTTATTAATAACCATATTCTGTGTTTCATAGACTAAAGCATTAACCTCAACAATACGTTTCTTAAAGCCTAATCTTGTACCAGACTGTATTTTTAAATCTATTGGCATAGTTGTTGCTTGCACAGCAATAGGCAATCCTATTTCATAAGATGATGCAGATGCTCTAGGGAATGTTACTGTGCCACCGCCAGGAACTGTTTGGTTAGCTTGCACAATCCCATCTAATAACACATTGACTTCTTTGCCAACAATATGAGACATAGATGCTGTAGATGCTACGCCACCAGTGACAGCACTATCAGTTAATAATGTAGAATCAAAACGCTCTACATAGTATTGAGCAGTACCACTAATTGTACGTTTAACTACAACATAAATAGTAGTAATGTCTACGCCAACATCTAAAAATTCGCCACCCGCAGTTACAAACTCTGATGGGGCTATCACGTTCTGTGATCTCATTAATGAATAAGCTGCTATAGTACCATCTGTTCCATTAGTAATTAACAATAGATCATTTTCGTCTGTATCCACAGCACGTCTTAATGCCATACGTGTAGGATTCTTTAATAGATGTCCTGACAATAAAGATATCTTTGATGTAAGATAAGTAAGTTGTGTATCTGAATATGCAATCTCAGAAAGTATTTTGCCTTGACGCTGAATAAATAACACACCTGATTCTAGTTGTTGCACTCGAATACCTGGTTTACTACCATTTCTGTTAGTAGTAGACACAAAGAATGATGTAGGTGTGATTGGCTCTAAACCATTTTGTGGCACATAGAACTCACCACCCGTTGTAAAGATCATTAAATCACGACCAGAAATAATATCTGTAATCGCATTAAATGTATTAGTATCTAGTGTAGCTTCTACTGAATCGTCATCTAAACCCTCTGTGCCTTCAAAGTCAAAGAAGATGCCAACTTTAGATCCCCATATTGTAGATGGTCTAGTCTTAGATCCGCCAAAATATAAACGACCCTGATGGAATGTAACTGTTCTTGGCCATCCTCTTGTTGATGACCATACTGCTTCATATCCAGATTCATATTCCCATGATCCATTTGCAATAGCCGATGTATTAAAAAATGGAAATTCTGTAATAGCATCTACAGATGTACCACTTGTATACTTAACAATCTTAGCTCTACCTTGTGGCACAGCATTAACGTATTGGCCTACTGATGCAGCAGTAAATACTGATGATGATGCAGTAAGTGTAATCTTACCTGATACAGCAGATGGGGTTAATGTACCCGCTGGATTAGATACGCTTAATGTAAATGCATACTTAGGAATGCTATCAAACGTAATAGCAGATGCAGTCCATGTAGCATCTGTACCGCCACGCACAATTTTTACTGGTGCTAAATCTTCATGCACAACAATAAGTGTGTCAGCAGATTGTGTCCAGCACATATTAGCTAATTTACCAGAAGATAATGATACGCCTGATGTATCAAGATAACTGTTGCCAGATCCATTAATGTTAGTAATTAACGCACCATTCTTATACACATGCATACGATTATGTGTAAAGCAAAGCATATAACTATCTGCTGTTGAAAACTCAAATGGAACTAATCGCACACCATTGGCAACAGACTCAGAACCACTATTAGGCAACGCATTGATATAGCGTAAACCATTGCGTCTAGTAATGCCACCTTGTGGCTGGCACAATACGTTTTGAGCAGTCTCTAAACCATTCTCATATGATTTAATATCTACACGTGAGCGTAATAAAGGATCTATTTCACCCGCAGTAAAGTTAGTTTGAATGGTTACAAAGCGAGCCATTAGTATCTCACATTAATTAAGGAGAAATCTTGTATAGCGTTTACTGGTTGTCCTTGACCATCAATATTCATAGCTTGTCTCATGTAGCCACCACGACCATTTTCCCCTGGTGTACCTACTGCTACAGTTTGCCAATATTGAGCTTTTTCTGTTTGATCTGTAATAGGCAATGCAATATGCCAAGCTACTAAGTATTTAAGTAACTGAACAAAGTAAGTAGGCATAGATGACTCTGTTACAGAGTATTGATAATCTACCCATACTTCTTCGTAGTCTGTAAGTAATTTATCTCCCATGATTCTATATTCATTGCGTACAGGAGATCCTACTTCATTAGCATCGTACACAGCTCTTGGTGAACCTATGCGATCAGAAGGTAATTGATATTCGTATTTGTATTCTGTAACTGGTGTAGTGACCAGTCTAGCACATTGAACTTTCTTAAATGAAAAAGACCAAGGATAAATTATTAACGCTTGATCTCTAATGTCTGGATATAGTCTATCGCATATAGATGCTTCGTCTGTACCTTCGGTAAAAGACGCAATAGGTTTTGCACCTAACATCAATAGTGAATCAGAACAAACTGATAATGCTGAATCTCCAGCTGCCATACTCTATCTCCAAATGTGAGAATAAGGTGAGTGCCTAAACACCCACCTTACCCAAGTTACATACTACTTAAAATACTGATTAATCAGTATCTGTTGCTGTTACTGTTAAACCATCAGATACGTCTACAACGCCAGATGCATTTGATAATACAAATACAATGCTCATTGTAGGAGTTGCTGAATCGTAAACATAAATAATGTCACCCACTTTTAAAAGTGAAGAAGCATCATTAAAATAACCGCTTGTATTTACAGTAGCAATTGCGTCTGCGCTAGAGTATGTCCAAATTTGTGGAGCATTACCAGCTTTAGACTGACCGCCAGCTGAATTCAAACCAGTTGATGAATAAGCCATGTTATTATCTCCCTAAATTATGCTGTTTCACGGCATGTAAGTTGAACAATACCCTCAGCATCGATAGCAGTTGCAGTCGCAGAGAATACAGCATTCACTAGGAATGAAGTTTTTTCTGGAATGTAATTGATTTCTGTGCGAGGAGCGATACCTTCTGCGTAACCAACAGCGTCTTTATGGAATGCAAAAACTTTACGATCTAAAGAACCATCAATTGGTAAACCACCTTCTGTGCGATCACCCAATAAATGGAATGTAAAGCCTAAGAAAGTATTTAGTTCGCCAGCTACAAGAGCCTTAACTGTATTAAAGTCAGAAGAAGTTACTGCTGTTTCTGATAGTAATGATGCTAAGCTGTTGCCATGAAGAACAATGTGACGACCTTCTGGTGGTACATTGTTTTTGTCTAATAGACGTTTAGCTTCGCGTAGTTTAGCTACGTTAAGGTTAGAGTCTGATGTTCCGATATCGTTAGACACTGTTAATGATGTTGATGAGTTTACAAGCGCATCAATAATCATTTGATCTTGACGGCGACCGATAGCGTTAGCTACTAATTGAACTAACTCTTGTCTTTCGTCAAAGTTTACTTTTTGTTGCATAAAGATGTCAGAATACTCTGCTGCATTCCAGTCTGCTAAAGTAGCAGTTACTTGACTCCAGCCAGCATTCAATGGTGTTACATCTGTTTGTGGAACTCTTAAAGTAGCAACACCTCTGCCTACTTTAGGAAATTTTACTACTGATCCTTCAACACCGCGTCTTTGGCGAACTGCACCAACTAATTGAGCCTTACCTTGGTAAGCCTGTTTAACTTCGGCATCAAAGAGGGTTACAAAAGCGCTTGATAATCCAATAGCCATGTTATTCTCCTAGAATTGATAAAAATAAAGTTTATCGCTTTGGTTAGCCAGACAAAACCTGGGCCAGTGCTTGCTATTTACGATAGCCAAACGACAAGACGACTTGTGTGAAGGGTTGCGAATGCAATGAGCCTTGTACGATTTTTAGCATATTTTGCACATTTGTGCAAGTATTTTGCGTAAAAGGCAAAAAAAGACCCGCCGAAGCGGGTCAAGCGCGAACTAAGGAGTCTTACTGCGATCCAAAGTTTTCTTGGAACATTCTTTCTACTTTCTTTCTAAAGCCTGGATCTGTTTGATATTTAGGATCTCCAACCATAGCATAGAGTTCTTCTTTAGATAAAGCACCTTGAACTGGAGCGCTATCTGTAGGTACACGACCTTCGTAAGCTCCACGAAGTTTCTCTAATGCAGCGATACCTTTAGCAGTACCACCCATGTATTTAAACTCCTCAAAGTCCTCTTTACCCCAAATACCTTTATTAACTAAGCCACTAGCCCATTTAACCATGCCATTAATGCGAGCATCAGCATTAGGACCTAGTGCTTTCTTTTCTTCTGCTAAGCTAACAGAGCTTGTTTGTTGAGCTTCAAATCCCATTTCAACTACTTTGCCCACTAAGTTATCTAAAGCTGCCTGACTTACGCCATATTCTTTAGCCCAAGATAATACGTGATTACGTACGGGATCTTCTGCTGGAATATCTTTGAATGCGGCTAAGTCATAGTTACCATCTGCTGGTGCCTTATGTTTGCCTTGTGAGATTTGTTTTCTTAGATCGCCCCAAGATTTAGCCATTGCCTGTAAGTCTGGCTCTGATTCATCTTTCTTCCAGAAGTTTTCTGGCCACCAATCTGGTCGCTCTAGTGGGCTATCATCATCTTCATCTGCTGCGTCAAGATGTGATATTTCTGTTTTTTGTGGATTTGATTCTACTGCTTCTGTTTCAACTGATGCACTGTCGAGTAGGCCAGTTTCTTGAGATACTTCCTCATCGCCACTAGGCTCGATATTGTCGTCTATCATTACATTTTCCTTGCTCTAATTAACCTTGCTTCAATGTCTCTCACAATACTATTTTGACCTTCACGATAGTACGCATAACTTGAGTCGCTACCAGGCAAGGCAACTGGTTGCTCTAAAACTGTTTGACGTAACCACGCCAACAGCTTCTGTCCATCTTCAGTACCAAAAACTCTTAATGCTAATCTATCTAAATCTTCTCTTGCTTGTGTTACATCTCTTACATCTAACGGAAGTGCTTGATCTAAATCTTCCCATCCAGCCATTACATCATCCCCTTAGTTGCGGCTTCTACCATACCAGGTATTGCTTCAGGTGCTTGTTGTGCAACTTGTTGTGCAGCATCAGCCATTTGTTGAGCCATCATCATACGTTCTTCTTGAGTGTTACGTATCTTTTGTGGGATACCTAACTTCTCAGCAATGAAGTCCATCATAGCATCTGTTTTCAATGTCATCTGAGCTTCTGGTCCAGCACCTTGAACGATCTGTGCAAACTGCAATACGTTCTGTACATCTTCCATGCTTTGAGCCATAGCTAATGGTGCAACTGCTGATACTTTAATCTCAAGTCCATTTACTTTAAGAGGAAGATCAATAAGACCACGCTCATCCATAACTCTTAAAATCTTAGTTACCAATGGTATCATTGTTTCATTTATCAGTCTACCGAATGCAGAACCTAAGTTTTGTGATAATTCTTTCATACGTTCTACAACTTCTGTAGCAGAACGAGCTGACATATTATCTGGTGGTAATGACTCATCAAGCAAGATACGTTTAATGCTCATACGTAAATCATTCATAATAATTTGTGATACATTGAAATCGCCAGCACGTGGCAATGGTTTCAATGATTCACCTTGTGGGCCACCATTACGTGCCACAGGAATGATTGCACCAGGAATAATCTTCACTGTATTAGGATTCAATACGCCATCATCTGCTGCGGTATATACACCAGCAATAGCAAGTGATGCGTTTTTAAGTAATAACTCTAATGTTTTGTTAAGTGTCTTGATGTCTGGCAATGCAGTAATCAATGGACCACGACCATAGATCTCACCAGCTACTTTTGCATAGCGTGATACAATCCATGGGCTTTCTACCATACGCCTATAGACTAGCTCTGTTTTAGATTCTTTATGAATAACGTGGTAACAGAAATCACCACGCTTTTGATCTAAGATAGTAGCTTCAATAAACTCTAAATCTTCTGTTGGCTTTTGATCTATTTTCTTTTGTAAGTCATCTGGAATAATTGCATCTGGCCATTGACGCATAATAGACTCGCCTTTAAGACGCATACGTCTATATACATTGTCTACTTGACCATTTGCACCTTCTTCAAATGACACTAAGAATTGTGGCACAGGAATAAAGTTAAGTGGATTAATATCATCACCTGGCTGCACCATCATTACAGCAGTACCTACAGATAGATCAAGTAAGAACTCACCAATAGCAATATCAAAGTTTGATTGCTTGAGTGATGCAAATAGTTTATCTGAGTAAATATCTAATGCTGCTTGTGCTTCTTCTTTGCGATCTTCAGGAATATCTGGTCCTGGTTCAAGCCTACACCATTTACGTTGTGGTGGGAATATGCCAGACTGCATGCGATTAGCAAATCGTTGTGTAGAGTTAATTGCTGTAGAATCAAACACACGATTCATTTTCTTTTGGCCACCTACTTTACCTTCGTAGTATCCGTCATAAAGATTACGTTGTGGCAATGCAAATTCATAACATTCTTCGTATAGACTTCTAAAGTCCTCTTTTTTAGTGAGTGCTTTATCGTGTCGTTTTAAAACATCCTCTGCGGATAATCTCATCATTTCTGCCATAATTAATCTTTCTTATTTTTATTTGCAAAGTTTCTTGCTGCTTCTTTACTGCCAAATCCCCATGCTTTTAATGCTAACTTTAATCTTGTTGGCCTACCTTTGTCATCGACTAACGGACCATCCATTCCACCAAAGCGAGCAGCAAAAGACACACGCCTAGGATTAGTACCGCTCTTGAGTGGTGCTTGTAGATTACCACCCTCTTTTCTTTCAAAGTGTTTTCTTCCAGCTTCATTTAAGCCACCCTTAGGATTTTGATATTTTTTCAAAGGCATTATTCGTACCACTCTATTCTTAAATTAGCTGGATGTGCTTGTGAATTTACATTAGTAAATCTAAATAAATATGTTGTTAATGGTTTTAATACATATTCAAAACTATAACTTTCTGTGCCTCCACCTTTGTTACCAGCTGGAACAAACTCTGAAAATATTTCAGTACCAACAGCGGATACAGTTGGATCTAATACAGCAGCACCAGAGCTTGTAGTTAATAAATTACGATTACGTCTATAAATGGTCATAGCAGTTCCGCCGCTTGTTGTAGGAGCTTCATATAAATAAAACTCTGACTCTCCTGGGCTTTCATATTGAAATACCAAATGAGGTGTGATGCCAGCTGGGAAAGCTACAGCAATATTAATACTTGCGCCAGCTCCAAGACCAGTAGCATATGGATACATTTTGTATACATAATATGCACGACCTTCATGTAGACGTAAATGATTTACATCTATAATAGGAAA